TTAACAATGCCGCTGAGTTGTTTGCTCTACCTCTTTGTGGATTATTTTCCCACCAACTTCCTGATTTACAAGAAATCATTTCTTGATCGTCAGCACTAAATAATGAAATCAATGCCGCTCTTCTAATTCCACCAGCAAGAACCGCATCTGCAATATGACAAACCATATCGTGAACTTCAATAGGTGTTAATCTATCACCATCCTCCTTTGCACTTAAAATACCTTTTAATTTATGTAAACAATCTTTAAGTGGTTGAGGACCCGGAGCCTTACCTCCCGATGTTACAAGTTGAGCTCCTTTGTGTCTGATATCCGAGAAATCAAAATCAGGTGTTGATACTTGTTCTCCAAAATACGATTTGAATAGAACCTTAATTGCGTCTGCCCACCCTTCAATAGAATCTCCAATTAAGAATCTTCTCTTTCTGTTTTCACTTGGTTTTCTAATCTCAGGAAGTTTATCTACGTGGTGTTTTTGTACTGAATACCCAACACCAGTTCCTCCTAATAACAAGAACATTGATTCAGAAAATGCTTCCAAATTGTCAATTGGCAAATATGCACAATTATAAATTCTGTTAGGTGAGATCTCAATTGGTTTTCCACCAAATTGCATTGATCTCATTGATGGTAATACTTTTTTGTCATACACAAACTTATATACCTCTCTTATTTCACTCTCAAGTGATGGGTATTTCTTAATGTGCATATTAATGTTTCGGGTTACTAATTCTCCCCAAGTTTCACGTCTATTTAATTCTGGTACAAATTTTGCGTACTTCATATAAACCGTTAGATCCGATAAAATCTGTTGTGATGCGTCCATAGTTTTGTTAATTGTTTAATTTATTTGTTCTTTTTGTTTTCTTTTTTCCATCAACTCTTTTACTCGTTGACGTTGTCTGTCTTCTTTTTGTTCCTCCACACCTAAAAATGTCATAGAACTTTCGGTATCAATTTCTAACATACCGTTGTCGAATTTGCAATTTTCAAAGACAATACCATCATCACCAATTCTTGATTTAGTAATTGCTATTGTCGCCAATTTTAATTCTTTTTGTTGTAATGTTTTTGCAACTGAGATAATTACGTGACCAACTTGTGCCTTCTTAATGGAACCACCCATTTGATCTGTTGTAACCACTTCAGATGATATTGAGCTTCTGTTTCCTTGTGTTGCAGTCCAACCAACAAGGTCAAGTTCGTGACACATTGATTCAAAACCTCTCATTACAGATCCTTCACTCTTCCATTCATCACCCAAATTCTTATCCGGAACAACACAATCAATATAATCCAATAATACCATATCTATCTTGGTACCATCCGCAATTAACTTTCTGAGTTGGTTCTTAATTTGAAGCATTGTAACCGTATCTGAGGGCAACTTTTGCATAATTAATTTGTTCGGCATAGAATCCTCAATCTCCTTAACTCTTCGGATAACCTCATCCTTTTTTTCTGATAATTCGTCTGGGTGAATTTTAGTCCATAATGTGTAATGTTTTCTCTGAATAATCTTTGGATTATCTTCAAAGAAGATCTGTATTACATTGTTCCCCAAGTTAAATGCGTGGTTAGCAATCTTAGTTAATAGAGTTGATTTACCAACACCAGTCGGTGCCAAAATAACTCCAATCTCACCTTTAGCCAAACCACCCTTTAACAACCTGTCAATACCAGGTATTCCCATCGGTATGGGGTGTCTGTAGTCATCATCTAATACTTGATCCAAGTTACTAAAAACACTTGCCAAATTTGTGTTTTTTTCACCTACTTGTAATGCCTCTCTAAACATTTGTTCTATGGTCTCATAACTCTCAAATTCACCACCATCAATGATTTTTTGAGCCTTACCCATAACTTTAATTACTTCCTCTTGTTTGCAAAACTTAAGTGCCTTGTCTTGAACAAAATCCCCCCCGTCAATAGGTGCATCCTTGATTTTACCAATCATATCCAAAACAATCTTGGATGCAATCTCTTGTTGTAATTCGGATTTTGCTACTTGTTCTAATGTGTCAAATGATGGTGTGTGATCGTATTTTTTATAATACTCTCTGATCATCTGGATAATTATTTTAAAATATTTGTTTTCAAAATAACTAGACTCAATCACATCAATAATTGAGTGTGAAAATTCTTTATCCAAAATGATTTGATTCAATAACTGAATCTGAAAATTGTTCCCTAAATATTCAAAATTTTTGTTTGTCGCCATATGTTTTTTATTCGTTCGTAAAGATAAATACTATCAAACTAAACTAAATCCGCCATATTCCGTATTAAAATTTTTGCCTGAAAAAATGTCAGTCAAGTCAGATAATATACCTTTTAGTTGCGGACGTAGGTCTACGGTGTATCTTACCTTTGGTGGGTACACTTTTGCGTCAAACACTCTATGACAAATTGTCATATCTCCAACCCTAATTATTAAATTAAAGTTCTCTTCACCATCCGTATTTGATGTGTTTAAGATGTCAGGATTTTCCTGAATTTCATATTGGTTGTCCATCATATAAACAACAGTTCTCATCTTCATATTATAAGTCAATTGACGACATAAGTCTCCAATATAGTTATAAACATCTAATGAATTTTTTGATTCAGGATTAAAACCCCTAACATTAAAGAATCTTTGAACAACGATGTTCTCATTACACTTTAAAAGGAATTCCACTTTTGTAAAATCTTGATCTCTCATAAATTTGTTTTTTTGTTTTTGTAAATTGTTTTTTCTTTTCTTGTTAATTTTAAAAATGGTTTTATAAATCCAACCCAAGCATCATCACGTTTTGGTAAATACTTAAAAAATCCGTCCGACATCATCATCTTCATTAAGTTTCTATAACCCCTTCCATCAGGATCTAAACTTTCTGAATAATATTGTTTAACCATCTCCTTACCCTCTTCACTTATAAGTGGTTCAGATAAATCAACTAATATCTTGTTTATTTCGTAGAACTTTTCCCCAAGAATTCCCTCCTTCGTTTTTCCACTTATTAGATTATTTAAAACAACACTTTTACCTTGTTCTTCCAATAATTTCTTACCTCTTGTTAAAATATCTGTAAAACTTATTTCCGAATCAAGTATTTCAGGAAATAATTTAACTAAAGTTTTTTCCCCCATTAAACTAATACCATCAATGTTGTCTGATGTATCACCAGCAACAATCTTAAATGTTTTAACATTATAATGGGGAATTAAACAGTCTTTGAACTTAATATTGTCCCCAAACTTATAATATGCCTTTAGGTTGGGGGAATATATTGTTACTGTTTCTGATATTAATTGAGTTAAGTCTTTGTCGGACGAGAATATCGTTTTAACCTCATCTAAAGAGATCTGACAGTAATAGGCAATAAGATCATCCGCTTCCGAATTTTCAACCTCCAATTGTCTTATAAACATCTCTTCAAGGTATTGTTTAACTCTTGTTTTTTGTTTGTTAAATGAATCTGTCTTCTCCATATTATCAGGAGAAGATTTACGATTCATCTTATACTTGGGGTATATTAATTTTCTTTGGGATGAGTTTGTATCACTATCCCAAAAAACCATAACTTTGTTAAAGTTAGTTTCCTCTAAAAATTTACGGATTGTGTTAAGGAAATGCCAAGTACCACCAATGTGTTCCCCATCATTATATAAATCCTTAACTCCGTGAAATCCAATTTTTAATAAGTTGTTACCATCAACAATAAGTGTTTTGGTCATTTAAATTTTTTTATAATTGTTACTACAATATTTTGTTACTCTTTTTTAAATTATCTTCAGCCCATAGAGGTTGGAGATTTGTATAATGACACAATTTATAAAGTTCATCTTCAGTTTTTGCTGACGATAATGGAATAATGTGATCAATATGCCATTCACCCCTATTGTCCCAACCCATACCATCAATAAATTGGTTTTCTAAATGTTCCTTGAGGAATTGGGGGGAACAACCTACAATATCAAAAGTTTTGTTTCTCTTGGTGATGTTATGAGATTTGAGAAATCTTCTTAATCTAGATCTAACAGAACGGGCAACATTATACATCGGGTCATTAGCTCTTCTAAACCTATCTTTTTGATTAATTGACTCTCTATTATTTTTATTATTTTCTGAACGTATATCTTTATATAATATACGATATTTTTCATCATACTTTTTTTTATCGTCTTTATTTTTTAAATAATAATTTTTACCGTATTGTATTTTAATATCCCGATTTAAATAATAATATTTTTTAGAATTTTCTTTTTTTATCTCTTGATTTAATAAGTATTTTTCCTTTCTATTGTTACTATCACACAATCTACAAATACTAACATATTTTTCCCAATCTTTTCTATAATAAAAATCACAAATATTTTTTTCTAAACAACATTTAGTACAAACTTTAGTTTCCATTTTTAATATAGTCTTTCAATAGTTTATTAACGAGGGAAGATAGATTTATAAATTTATCTTTAAAGTACTGAGGTAACTCGGGGTCAACCGAAACACCTATTTTAACTTTTTTTTCAATTTCTTCTTTTTTCTTTCTTCCCATATTAATAAATATCCACAAATTATAAAAAAGTAGAATTAATAAAACTTTTTTTATTATTCATCAATGTCATCAGTAGATTCATCTAAAGTATAATCAGAATACCCTAATTTTGTTTCCCAATAATCTGAGTATTCTTTCTTATACTTATCTAAAGCTTCTTTTGTGTCAACAATATACCCTTGTGGTACCGCAATAATCTTACCGTCTTTATATCCAAGACCATTAACGTGATTTTTTAATATAGAAATCTTTGTTCTAATCGCAAACGACACTTTTCTTCCGTTTTTAGTTGCGTCAATGTGACTAATACCTGCCTTCTTTTGATTACCAAATAAAAACACTAACGATGATGCTAACCATATTGCTTCACCACCTTTCGCCTTGATTTCGGGTTGCCCAAATGGATTATCAGGAAGTAGAACCCAAGGTTGATTTAAGATTACTAAAGTGTTATAGTAAGGGTAATCTTCTTTTTTAGATTTAGAAATTCTTGAATGAATACCCATCCCAATCTTATCTGCAAGTACCTTAGCGTTGTGCATGCCCCCACCTTTTCCGTCAAATGTCATCTGACACGGAATTGAACCAATACTATCCCACAAAAACAATAAACTATAAGGAATATCTCCCTTTTCTTGAGCATCAATAATATCATTAATAAATTCTGTCGCCTGTTCAATTACGTCAAACGAATCATTAAATATAAACATACCATCATATTCACCAAGTTCATTTTTTTCGGCTTGTAACCCTAATTCAATAGCGTGCTCAAAACTCCATTTTTTTTCAGTAATTATAAGAACAGGTAAATGACCTTTTCTTTGGGCATCTGCTGCCGCAAGGATCATTGCCGTTGTTTTTGACGTATTTGAGTGACCCAAGAACATATTTATACCACCCATAATAGGTCCCGGTAATCCTGATGCCTCCATAAACGCTTCACCACAATTGTAAAAATTTTCTGGTTTATACTTTGTTTTTGTTGAGAATTTACCCTTGATTGCATCCAAGGATATTTCTTTCTTTTTTATTGCCATAATAATTTGTTTGTTTTTTTAAAAGATAAAAAAAACATAGACACTCAGTCTGTCCAAGTGTCTATGTCCAAGTGTCTATGTTAAAGTTTATTTAGAACGGTAATTCCTCGTCAACCTCTTCGTTTGCTTGTGGATCTACAGTAGTTTTTGTCTCTTGTTTTGATCCTCCGATAGAAGTTTCTGCAACAACATCATTACTATAGGCGTAACCACCTTTTTCACTATCCCAACGTGGAGTTTCACCTCTTGATAACGCTTCAAGGTATTCAATTGGTTTTTTAGAATAAACATCTTCCCAAGTCAATTCATCATTGATCCAAGTATTCATTGTTTCCACATCTTCGTGAGTTGGTGTTGGGTCATCATACATTACAGTTTGAATTACTGTATATACCGCCCCTTTTGGAGTTTTTGCTTTTGTAAGTTCCAAGATTAAATCACGACCCTTATCAGAATCAGTAACATCACCTTTTGCTTTCCAAATTGGAATAATTTTATCAAGGATTCCTTCTTGTTTGTAATTGTGTTTAAATCTCCAAAACTTAACTCCGTCTTGTTCGTTATCACGATCAATTACTTTAACGATATAAAACTTACGAGCTTTATATTGTCGTGCCATTTCTTTGTCAGATTCTTTACCCGTTGACATTAATTCTTCGTGAACCTCATTCAATGGTGATCTCTCATTATCATTTTTTCCTGGATCATAGAATTTTTGCCATTTACCATCCACATTAAGTTCGTGGAACCATACTTCTTTGAAAGGTGAAGACCCATCAGTTGTTGGTAATATTCTAAGTCGTTTCTGACCTTGTTTCTCGTTATCCTTAAGGATAGCCGCGAAATATTTTTTCATTCTTTCGTCCTGAGACATTTTTGAGGTGTTAGAAGAACCACCTTGTTTTGAGCTTTCATACTGAGCCAAAACCGCATCTAAAACATTTGTTGTCGCCATATATATATTAATTAAAAGTTTACATAGAAAGTATAAATAGAAAATTGTGTGTTGTCAAATTATTGTCGTAAATAAAACCACATTTTGTGGTTTTATAATTACGGCATCATATCATCATCATCGTAGGAATTAAAAGTTCCCTTAATTTCGTTTGGTGAAAAGTCCTCAACATCATCCGTTGTTAAAACATATTCATTTTTTCCCGATTTTTCCATATCTTCTTCTTTGTCAATGAAAAAATCCGATAGTTTTTGGTTAAACGGTCCTGAATCCAAACTTCTTAATTCTAATTTTTCTTGTGGGGTTTTAGGTCTCATTTTTTCAACTTTAACCTCAAGAGCATTAAGAGCATTCATAATTTTATCCATTTCACCCAACTTAGATTCCATATTCTCAAGTTGACCAAATAAATTATTAAAATATTCTTCTTGTTTATCTTCAATATTTTTTTGTGATTTTACCAAATCAGTAATCTCAATATCTTCTTTTTCGTCCTCCTCTTTACCAACTTCTTCAACATCAGGATCGTTTGCAACGTCAATAGGTTCAGGTGTTGGTCCAGCTGGTGGTACAGGTGCTGCCGCATCAGGTGCAGGTGGAATATCTCCCGGTAATGGTGCCGCATCAGGTGCCGGTGGTACATCTCCCGGTAATGGTGGTGGTAAATCAGGAATGTCTTGTTCCATAATATAACTATTAATAGAATTATATCTCTTAATTTCCTCTAAAATCTTTTTATCTACACTCATTTTATTATCCGTTTAATAATTGTTTAATACCTGTTTTAGTCTCTACTTGGATTTTTTTGTTTGTATTCATAGTATTGTCAACTCTCTCAATTAAACCATCTTTCATTCTAATTGTGTAGCAATCACCACTATCAAGGTCACAAACTTCTTTATAACCATTACCCTTGTCTTTTTCTGTAACTCTTGTGTTTTTACCCAAGTAGTTATCCAATATTAATTTAGTGTTCATAATTTCTTTTATATATAAATATCATTAAGTGTTAAAAAATTTATGTGTTGGTAGATTATTGACCTACATTCAATCTATATTCGTTAATCGCCCCAATAACTATGTTCTCATATTTGAGTTTTTCATCTTCAGGTAATTTGTTATATACATTATCATCACTTTTAAATGGAAAATTAATAACATAGAATTTAACAATTGCTTTAGCCAATTGTTGAGGATCAAGATATGTTATAAAATTTAAAACATAACTATTGAGATCAGATAATTGACTACCATATTTACTAATCATAAAATCAACAAAATTATCAAAACTTTCAAATATTGCCAATGGTACTTTATTTGTATCACAAAAATATTTTTTATTGAAGTTTGTGTCCGACCCACCATACGACGATGTTAATGGTATTGTTCCGTAATTGTTGTCATAACTATTAAATTTACTACTTAACCTTAATGACATTATTGAATAAATTAACAATGATAAATTTTCTTTCTTTGTTGGGTCATTTAATTCGTTGACTTTTTGGTTAATTGTTTTTATTGCATCTTTAATTGTTATCGTTGTCTTAACCGGTGTTTCGGTTGTATAGTTTTTATATGTTGAATACAAATTATCACCACATTCTTGATTCACACTTAAACTAACACTCACATCTGTATTGTTAACAACATTATTTGTTTGTCCTATAACGTTAGTAGTATTCGCATTTATATCCTTATTATTTTGTTCTACTTTCTCCCTAATGTTTGAAAGTATTTTTGTACTTAACGACTGTATAAATGACTCAATTTTAGGAATACTATAGAATGGTTGTCTTTGACCTTCTATTACCGTATCAAATCCATCTAAACCTATCGTATGTTTAACACTAGTGATCATATATGGCCCACTAAACATAGGTACATTTCGTAAATTAAAATACATCATAGGTTGCATAAGAGCATTACCCATCATATCAATACTACACCTATAACTTCTATTTTTATATAAGTTATATAATGAAACACTTTGTGTATACCCACCTCTATTTTGGTCTAAATTCGCCATTTGGTTTAATACCTCTAACGACTCACTTGTTGGTAATCCCGGATCTTGAGAAATATCAATCTGTTTAAATATTTGTTGGTTTTGTGGTCCAATATCAACATTAAACCCAACAACTTTATTTGATTTATCCCAATTAGTTTTACCATCTTGGTTTTCCAATAAAGGATTATCAGTCGCTCTTCTTAAATCAAAGGCATCATCCCTATATCTATAATCAGTATTTTCATTCATCGCTAAATGCTTACTTGGGGGATTACTATACAAACAAAGAAACTTTGCCGATGTTTCTCTATAATCAACATCTAAAAATGTTCCAAATAAAGTGTTTGCAAATTCTAGTGTCCCTTCAGGTTTTGGTGATGGATTTTTACTCACATCTTTTACATTATAGAAATTGGCATAAGCAGGTAATGTAAAGTTTACAAAATTATTAGCAGTTAAAATTGATTGGACAATATCAAGTAATTTATTTGCATAATTAGCATTTTCCATTAAATTCTTTAACATGAAAATATCCACAAACACTTTCTGACCAACATCCCTACTAGCTCTATCCATTATTAACACATCCTCAAATAATGTATTACTTTTAAAGTCAGTACCGGATATCCAAGTATCATTTATTGTTTTAAATAAATCCCATAGTTCATATCTAGTTTGTTCACCTTCAAGATCCGACTTAACATTACCATCCGCACTGGTTATTTCAATAGTAGGTAACTCTTTTCTCAATCTAGTTAACTCCAAATCCAAAACAGTATTTAAATATGTTGTATTTTTTGTAATATATGTGTCCATTAAACTATAAAACCCAACCTTAGTGATTGCACTATTTTGTAGTTTCTGAGTGGCATAGATTTTAATAATTGGTGCAAAATTCTTAATATTGTTCTCACTAAATTCAACATCAATATCAACAAAAAAGTCAGTAATATAAGATCCATTATCAGAATATACTAATTCAGGTATTTCAGAAAAACCAACATATGTTTCCAAAGTTTTCCACGTTTCAGGATATTGCGTTTTAGATTGAGATAACGTTAAAGTTCCACCCGCAGTTGGTAAACTATTTGGTGAGTTTTGATTATAACCCTGATAAGAATATGGGTCAATAATAAATTGATTAGAGAATGTATAGAATAATTTTTTATCGTAATTTGATGGGTTACCATACTTCATTACAACTTTATATTCCATAAATGTAGTTAAATAACTAGTAAAATTAGTTATTTGATTTTCCTGAATTTCTTTTACAATAGAATTACCATTTGTGCTAGTTGCCGATGGTTTTGGTAATTTCATAATAGATCTCATCAAAGATTGGAAATTCTTATTTATTTTACTTGACTTAAGTTCATCATTTGATGATAACGTTGAGTTATAATCATATTCTGATCTACTAAAATTTAAAAATTCAGTTTCAAGAATATCTAATATTTCTTTATTAAAGGTCGTAAATAATTCACTTATTGTTGAATATTTATTTGTTTCCCCATTAATTGATAAGTTTTGTTGTATTGCAACATCGTTAAATACTTCCTTTAAATAACTATCTGGTGATGGTATTGATAATCTTGAATTATCAAAATACCCATAATTAGGTGCTTTCCAAAATGTCCTAACCGAACCGTTATACATCGCACCATTATCTGAAACTTCAGTCTTCAGTGTTCCATTAGGTCTAAAACATTCAACAAGTGTTTGATTTATCGTAGATCCAAATGACGGCATAGGATATATTGATTCACCATCAGTTGTTGCAACATAACAACTCCAAGGTGTTATACTTAAACCTCTAGTAATACTCCCAAGATCAAAACCTGGGGTTTTAGTTATAACAGAATCTGTTGTATTAACCAACGATAGTCCGTTATCAATCGCACCCTGAATATCACCATTTGTATAACCACCAACAGGTGCATTTGTAATGTTAAATGGTGTTGTTGTACCTGTTTGACTAACATTAACAAGATATGCTCCAATACCGTTAGTAGTTCCCGAAATTTGACTTATAATTGAGGTACCAATAGATAAACCACTCCCCGATAAAACGGCACCAATAAATATATCATTTGTATTAACCGAAATAACTTCAAGTGTTGTTCCACTAACACTACAAGTACCATTTATAGATTGAGGTACTACACCAAATACTTTTTTACCCTGTAAAAAAACATTAAAATCATCAATAGTCCTTGGGTAAAACCCAGGATTTATTTTTGTTTGAGTTAAAAGACCACTTGTAAAATTATCTTGTAAGATAATTTCTTTAGTAACACCATTTATTGTTACCGTATAATTTTTTGTTGTAGCACTATTTGTTGGGTCGTAATTATAAGCATAATTATAGTCCGTCCATACCTCACTTAATATATCAACACCCGTTTCCTTCCACGTTTTATAACGATGCCAAATTGACCCATATTTTAATATCCAAGCATATGGTAATTCATGAACCGCACCAAATTTCTTAAATGTTGATATGATATAATCAAGTTCCTTTGTACTTGCGTTATCCCCATATTCCTTATATTTTTCCTTAAGAGTTGCCAACGGCAAACTATTCAAGAATAAAAACGCCGCAGATTTATATGGTGATTGATCGTTTGATTTATACCTAAAATTATACACACCTTGTTGTATTGCATTAACAAAATAAGGAGTGTTTAACATAGATGTGGTTTGATCGGCATCTAATTTGTTTTCATAGTTAGAATAATATATGTTTCCTTCCGTAATAAATTGATCTTCAAATTTCCTATTTTTATAAAAAACCTTTAGATCTAATAGTGTAAAATCTATTGTTTGACTAAAAATTGCCGGTTTGTAGTTAAAGTTAGTTATTGGATCTTTACCCTTACCCCTATTTAAATAATTTGTGATAATTTTATTAGTGTTATTATATTCTAAAACTTGTGTTGTTTTAAAGATGTTTTCAGCTTTTTGTATTCCCTTTGCGTTTGCCAAATAAGTGTTATCCCACCCCAAATTTGTTATAGGATATAGATCAGTAAAATCATAATTTTCAATATTATCATTATTCCCAAAATATTCTGTAGATTGTGATATATCCTTTAACGATAATAACGGCATTGATTTATCATCATCAATAATGTCCCCACTTAATAACCCAAAAGAACTATTAACTTCATTTTTTATATATGATGTGTTAAATTCTCCTCTAACAAAGTTTTGCCAAGATTCTCCCGACCCTTCGTTTGATATGTGTCTTAAGAACGCCAAATACGAACCTGACGTTAAATTATATTCTTTTAATTTTTTTGTTAAATAAGGATTATCAGGCCCCAACGCAGTAATAATATCTAATACTTCACATTCTGCGTAATATTCCTTCATGTTGAAGTCTGTATTTGAATCTCTACTTAATTTACTGTAGAATGAGTTCAATAACATTCTTTCATAAATCTCATAGAAAAACTTAACCTCCTCAGTATTTTGATATACTTCATTACTAATTGGGAATTCAATAGCGTTAAAACTTAATCTACTTGGTTTTGTTTCTGAATTTGTAACTGACCCAGGGAAATCTTGTTTAACCGATCTTTCAACAGTTCCTTTAATAAACTCCTCAACAAACTGAACTTCAGGCCATATTTCAGGAGAAAACGCTCTTACTTTTGTTGCAATTGATGGGTGTCCCGGATACATTAATTCAAACCTTTCCCCATCTTCTTTTAGATTGTTTTCAACAATCAATTGAGGCCAAGGATATATTGGTGTTTTTTCAATACTTAAATCTTTAAGGTCAACACTATTAACGGTAGATGAATTAGATAGTATTGCATTTTTTCTTAATGGACTATCTCTAAGATCCCACGCCTTTGTATGAACATCATCAAGTAATCGTAAAAATGCCTCACCTTGTGCAAAAAACACTGCAAGAACGTTTCTAATGGTTGGTGCAAAACCAATACCACCACTTCCACCACCTTTTCCGTCAGATTTAAAGGTCGCACTAACTTTATTTGACAAATCTTTAGTGATATTTTCCTCAACCTTTTGTTTTTGTATTTGAAAATTTTCTGCAATTGTGGATGTTTGATCCATAAATGATCCTTTACCCTCAAAGAAAAATAATTGACTTGAATTAAATTCAAGTTTTACTTTTACCTCAAATGCCGCTTTTTCTTCTTCGGTTATTTTTTTATTTGATCTTGTGAAATATGTTTTAACTAAATCTACATCCGTAATTATCGCTTTACTATAAAACGTACTAATCTTTTTATCTAAATCTAAAAAAATATTTACAGGAATACTGTTTGGTTTATTATCACCAAGAGCATTATTACCCTTAAGTGATTTATTAAAAGTTTTAACAAGACCCGATAATTCGGTTAACGCCAATTGTCTTTTTTCCTCACTATCATATTCCTTTTTAAATTGGTATAGTGTTAGACCATCTTTTTGTCCTGTTGATGGTGTTGTAATAAAAACATTACTGTAATCTAAATATTTTCTTGACCAACCATCTTCTTGTCTAATATAAACTTGAGATTCATATTCTGATAAATTTTTTGCATAATCATCAAGATCATTAAGAACATTCATATTTGTTTTTGAATACTCCTCAATTATATTTTTAAGGAATGTATCTAATCTAACCTTTAATTCTTGTAATGTTATTTCAGGAAAATTATCATCAATTAATCCTTTGGATTTATATGTCGCATAAAGTTCTTTCATTTTTGAAAAACCAGTACTTGACCAAGAACTTGTAACCTTATCATTACCATTACCATTTTTTGTGGTAGTAGTTTGTTTTGTTTTAACATTTGATTGATACATTAATGGTGCCGCCATCATTCCACCCCAATTTACGCTGGACATAATAGTATACTTATACGTATATAATTTTAACTGAACTCTAAAGTTTCCTGAACCAGGATCAAAAGAGGCATTAAATGTAACTAACATTAATGGTAATCTAACCGCTTTACCCAAATAACCCTTTATTGTTAAATAAAATAGTGGATATGGTAATTGGAAAAATGCGGCATATGGTGAATTATTTCCACCCTCAAACAATGCCCGACCTTTAACATCTTCCAACGTAACATCAATTATGGGCATAAAAGCCGTATTATAACTTATATTAATATTTGTAATTCCCAATAAACCATTATCTACCGCTCCGGGATTACCATTTGAAACCAATGTTTGGGTTATATAATAATCATCACTCTTATCAATATTTGAAGTATTTCCCGGTATGATATTAGATTTTTTCTGATTAACCCCCTTACCTTGTAGGGTGTTTTTACCGGTAATTTCGTCCGACCAATCGGTATCTAAAAAAGGTTTATTTCCAGGATTCAAGAAGTTCATACTTGCAACTGAAACAGTTCTAATTGTATCACTTAATGGTGCCCCAAGTGCCAATTTTGTTCTTGGTAGTACCGTGCACTCCAAATTAGCATACATAACGAGATCTTCGTGATTTATGAGTCTTTGTTGTGGTTTACCGTCTTTATCAATAATTTTATTTGGATCTATTACTGTAATGTTTTGGTAATCAAACTCTACTAATATATTTTCCCCGTTATCTGCCATAGTAGAAGAAATGATTTTCTAATGTATTTTTATAGTCTTGTAATGAACTTAACAAAGGATATGGAATTGTCAAGATAGCCGCGTCAGGTATGTTAAATTCAAAACCCGTAAATTGTGGGTTTGCTTGTAATATTAACCAACCAAAAAATGGTGTTCCATAAAATTGTTGCGATACTTTATCCAACCTTGAAATTCCAACTTTATATATATAGAGCTTATCAGACGATTTTATCGGCAAGTTAATATAAGGAACAACGGTTTGTTGTCCATCTTGTAAAAATTGATTGTATCTATTATAATATTGTAATGCCATTATTAATTAAATTTAACTTTACCATTATATGTTTTATTACTTGTCTTAACATTCGCATCAAGATAAAGATTTTTTATTCTATTTATCTTCTGTAAATTATTTCCAGTTTTTTCTGTAGTATATTGTACTTTACTATCAAACTCCACAAGTTTAAAGGTTTCATATTTTTTATACTCTTCAGATGTTTCTATATCATTAAATAATTTTATTTCAGCATCGTGTTCTGCTTTACATTTAACCTTAAAAATTTCACAATATTTTTTTATATCATCAACAATTGTTGTTTCAGATTCTTTAATTTTTTTACTTGTCGTTAATGACGTAACAAATGCATTATATTTATTATCATCCAAAAATATGTGGGACATTGCCATATAAAATCTACTTTCAGGAATCGACATTGCGGTAATCCCAACAAAATTATTTTCATCTTTTTTATATACTAATTTTTTAAAAATCTTAGGTGTTAGAAAAACATTTAAAAAACTTGTAATCTGTGTTCCAGCGGTAAATACATATACATCCTTTATATTACTTATAACACTATCACCACTTAACGAATAAACTTTATAATCTCCCGTACCTAATTTAATACCATCAATACTATCACACACAACGTCCAACTTTCTTAACGTATAATTAAATCCTTCTTGGTAGGAAGTCATTTCATTTATTGGTCCAATAACAATACTATTTAATTCACTTTCAGCTTTTTCAACCTCTTTTTCCATATTGTCCTTAAGTTCTCTTTTTAATGAACTTTGATAACCCTTACTACTACCAACAATATCAGAAATTATCGGAGACACCCCATCATTAACATCTTTTTTTGTTTGTTTAACCAAACTTTGAACGTATTTTTCAACACTATTTGACTTACCGTATATATCCACATTAGTTGGGTCGTCACCATACTCATTAAATTCACCCTTATTAAATTCCATATCAGCACTTGCCAATGACATTATACCACCATTTGTGGTTGAAGTAAGTGTCTTCAACTGATTAAAGATTGTTTTAAAGTATGTTTGAGTCCCTGTTGATAAATCGCTCATTAATGTTTTATATTCAATGTCTCCAGTAGAATCAGTATTTCCAGATGACGTATTTGTAGTTAATATCGTACCAATAGTACTACCACCCTTTTGTGGGATTTGATTATCAACTTGGTTTGCCGTAAGTGGATCACCATTAACCGACCCATCTTTTATTATTGCTTTCACTAAAGTATTATCTTCCTCAGATGTATTCTCAGTTGCAACCGATCTTTCATCATATATTTCGGTATTCGCATAATAATTAAATGATAACGCATTTTGCAGTTCTTTTACAGGACCAGCAATTCCTTGACCACCAATAAAACTAAAATTAAGTTGAATTTTTGCAATCATCGGTTGAACTCCAATCCCTTCTGGATTAATATCAAACACCAACGGATCAAATGTAATGCCAAGAGATTCAGGTATTATTTTTGTATTATAAAAATCCCCAATTCTTAACACCAAAACGGGAGGTGCACCAAACGATGTATTTAACGCATCATTATATTTTGGTTTCCCATCAGGACCAATAACAGGTATTGTTTGTCCCGGTCTCATACATTGATTAAGGAATGTTAATCTAGCATTTAAACCTTCAGGTGTCATTGAGTGAAATGCCGGATTAAAGTATTTAATTTTATCTTTAATACTTTCAAACACCATAGGGTTAGTTTTCTCTATTACCTCAAAATAATCACATTCCGAGAACAACGATCTTAACACCTTTTTTGATATTCCGTCTTTAACAGATTGTTTAATGTCAGGTATCGGAGCAACTTTAAGTGGGGGAACATATATTGGTTGTGTTGTACCGGTTGTTGTACCTTCAATAACAACTACAGGTATTGGCTCAATAACAACAGGATCATCAACAACAGGACTTTCAGGTATTCCACTCGCCTCAATAGTTTTTATATAAACTCTTCTACAAGCCATTGCCGGTGTTGAATACCACTGACCACCAGTATTAACAACGTTTCCGGTTTTACTATCATTACGAACATTTTGGCTACAATTAATTGGTGAAAAAGGACCTTTTTTTGTTTCTGGTATAACATTTGCAACTTCACCCAAACTTGATGCTATAACATTTAATTTTTTATCATCAATATATTTTTGACCTTTAAGTTCCCCAAAAGTTAAACTTGCTAACCATGCGATAACTGAATTAATTCTTCTATCAGAAAGAAATTTATTATAGGTCTCATTTTGAATTGGTGATGCGGATCCTTCCATCGTAATAGTAACACTACCTTTCATATCCACAAGAATTTTTGATAATGATGTAATAAAATCTTTTTGTAATGTTTCAAAATTATATTTAACAACATCATCAAAGAATGAGTTAATACCATTTTTACTGAATGTTGTTCCTTGATCTAAAGTCGCACCAGTTGATGCCCAAACAGTTTCAGGCGCTTTAGTATTATATGTCCCCTGTAATTCAATATAATAATTATAGTAATCAACATAAGTAAATGATGACCCATCCACAGGATCC